GGCCGATGTCGAGGGTGCACTACAGCAGATATTTATATGAGTTACGCGGATGGCATGGTGCGTTGGATATCCCGATGGATGGACAACCGACATTCCGTGACCAATGCCGATATCGCTAGGCACTTCAACCTTAGCTACAGACAGACGCAAAGATATATACGTGAGTTGAAACGGCGCGGGATTATCTACAACAGATACAAGGACAAATGCATGCATTATTCATTAATTAAGTACCGGAGGAAATATGGTTCTAGACAAGTTCGCTGAAGCTGTACACATTCTGGCAGAGAGGTCGCTCGACCTTACGGACATCTACGTCATTGCCGAGTATCACCGAGCCAAGTTGAACGGCGACGTGACCATCATGGCATTGGCTAAGAGCACGAAGCTGTCAAGAACTATCATGCATCGTCGCATCAAGGCGCTGGTGAGCAAGGGCATCTTGGCAAAGACGGAACGTGGTACGGATATGCGCGTGAAGCCGCTGGTAGATGGACCGGCTATGGCACAGATCGTTGAGTTGTTTAACATCGTTTAACTGGAGATAAGTTGTGTTTAAGAGTGCAAAGATTCGTCGCCTTCTGGACAAGGGCGTTTCCACGAGTGACATCGTTAAGAAGCTGGGCGTATCCCCCGCCTTTGTTTATACGACCAAGTGGCAAATGAAGAAAAATACCGGGATCAAGTTCAAGAAGGTCCGGGGCAAGGTTGCAAAGGCAAAGGTAAAAGCCAAGAAGATCACCCTGCCCGTAAGCGTCTCCAATGCCAAGAAGCCGAGCAAACTGCTCATTGCGGCGAAGGATATGAATGTGGCGCTGGAACTCTTGAAGAAGCGAGCCGAGGATAAGGCCGCGCAGAGCATCGCCTCTCCGCTGTATGGAGATCGTAGTGAATGGGAAGAAAAGAACTTTTGGTGGCTCGATCCCACCAGTAAAGATCAGGTCAATCACCCGGATCACTACACGGTCGGAGGGATTGAAACGATTGACTATATCGAGGCCAAGAAGTTGGGGTATCACCTTGGCAATGTAGTCAAATACGTGAGCCGCGCCCCGCACAAAGGACGCCACCTTGAGGATCTGAAGAAGGCGCGTTGGTATCTGGACCGCGAGATCGAAAACCTTGAGCAGCCTGTTTGAAGTAGGCGATAAGGTTCGCCTTAAAGCGTTAAGGCCCAAGACCCGTGCCGTTGTGGTGCGGGTCTTCAAGGATCGTACATCCCACATGCACAACAACTGGGATGGTTGGGTAGAGATCGAACCGAAGATCAGCGGCTTTAGCCGTTGGCACGAAAGTGAGTTGGAGAAGGTCAATGTTAAGTAAGCACAAGTACACGATGGCTGGTTTGTTTATCTGCGGTGCCGTGACCGCATGTGTCTTCTTCTTTATCTGGGCGACGATCACCTTGGGGTAGCCAAATGAGAATGCTTCTTGCCGTCTTTGTCTTAGCTTTGCCCGTAGGATGCGCGGACCACATCCCCCCTACTACGCTTACGGACGCTGAAATTGCTTTACACATGCAATGCCATGACAAGCATGGACTTACGGCATACGCCCGAGGTAACCGCACGTGGGTTACTTGCTACAAGGTCGGCAAGAAGTTGAAGAAGATTTGGAGTGTGCGTCTGTGACCGAGGAAGAAGTTGCCAAGATCATCAAAGCCGCTGGCTTTGAATGGAACCGCACACGCGGAGACATGGCAAGTTACTTACGTATCGTGATTCGTTTGACTGAAGAAAAGGTGCGAGCGAACTACATCAAGGAAACCAACAATGCCAAAGTTTCACAGAGTGCCTTGCGAAACCTGTAAGGAAGATACGTTACACGCGGGACTCCGCTGTGTGCGCTGCGGAGAAATCTTCATAACCCCTACCGAGCATAGGCGCGAAGCCCGGATGCGAATGGTAAGACGTGCCGTACGCTCCAAGGGTGATTTTGCAGGCAGGGTTTACGTATCGTCTTTGTACAAGAAAGCCAATGAAGCTGCCCGCAAGGAAGCCGAAGAGAAAGGTACGAGAACCATAGATACTCCCGCCATGCGTGGCGGTGGTCCGATACCCAAACGACAAGCGGGGAAGTGAACCGTGACCGACATCTTTGACCCGGCTGATTTTATGACTGTTCACAGAGATCGGTACGCATACCTGCTTGACGAGATCGAGCTGCTGCGTGGGCTGTTGAAGCAGGGGCATGAACTGATGGCCGAGACGATTGCGGAAATTGCTGACCTGAAAGCCGAGCGCGAGGCGTGTGCTGTCCTGTGTGAGACATCTGACCGGCATCGGGGTGTGTACTTTGCGGACAAGATCCGCGCACGGGGAGAAGATCTACTCAGCAAAACGCGCAGCCACGATGCTGCACGACAAGACGTAGACGACGCATGGGAGCAGGCAATCAAATGACCCGCGATGACGTGATCCGTTTTACCCGCGAGGCTGGTGGTTTTGATATCACCCCCGAGTTCCTTGACCGCTTTGCCAACCTTGTTGCCGCCGCCGAGCGCGAGGCTCTTGCAAAGTATTTCGGGCACATCGAAGTACGGGTAGATGATAAGTGGGTATGGCTGGATGAATTTATCCGCGCACGGGGGGAGAAGTGACAGACCTTGTTGAAGATGTTCGCCGGGGTATCGCCAAATTTGAACACGAAACTGCCTGCGGACTCATTGCCGTTGAGACTTTAGCTGTACAGCGTGAAGTGCTTGTAAAGCTATGCGACGAGATCGAACGTCTACGTCAAGCTGTACTAGCCGAGCGCGATGCGGCGGTGAAAGATGCCGAGAGGTATCGGTACTTGCGTAACCGGGATAGAACGGCTGTCCTTGAGGGGCGCGGACCTAATGCTGGCTGCTGGATTGACTGCGAAACGGATGACGAGTTGGTGCTGCTGACTGGCGAGGATGCGGACGCCGCCATCGACGCGCTCAGGGGGAAGAAATGAGCCTGACGTGGAGCCGAGAGGATCTTAGGGAGTTCATCAAGCTGTACCCCACCACCGAAGTGCCGGTGCTGATGAAGAAGTATGGACGATCCTACCGGGCGATTGTGAATCTAGCCTCACGCCTGAAAGTTAAGCAGCATGTAGGGCTGCGGTCAGCGCAGGGTAAGCGAGCGCATCTGGGTTACACCGGGCCGCGAAAGCCGCGTATGGTTTGGGCGAAAGATGTTGTGAAGCAAATGCTGGAAGAGTATCCTCACACGCCCAACAAAGTTCTGGCCGAGAAGTACGGAGTATCCAGACGGGCCATTGCGTGTGCGGCAAACAGATACGGAGTCATTAAGTCTCCCGAACACCGAACCGCTATGGGTAAATTAGCTTTTGCAAAAGCTAACGAGTTGTATCACCAAAAGCGGATCAATAAGGGAGGCAGCAATGTCTACGTGGAATCACAGGATCGTTCATTACAAGTCCTCGCTGGGGGATGACGTTTATCAATTCGCTGAAGTCTTTTACAACGACAAAGGCGAGTTCAACGGTGGTTGGTCTGATCCGTTCTTGGTAGGCGATACGCCGGAAGAACTACAGGAGTTGGCGCAGCGTCTTGTTACCGCTGCATTTAAGCCTGTGCTTGAAGTCGAGTTGGATCCTTACGGCGGTACGGGCGAGGAGATTGCCACGTGAAGCTGCTTGAAATCCGTAGGAATACGAAGGTAAAGATCGGCGACGAAGTGTACGAGTTCCAGCATACGGATGGCATGTATAGCCTCTGCTATGACAAGGAAGGTCGCCCTGTGCACTTTGCCGTATGGACGGATGCAACCGTAGTGGACGAGGAAGACAATGTGGGATAACAGATTTTTGGGGCTAGCACGGCACGTTGCCCAGTGGTCTAAAGATCCGTCCACGAAGTGCGGGACCGTAATCGTAGACGCTAACCGTATAGTGGTTGGTATTGGTTACAATGGATTCCCGCGAGGCGTGAACGACTCCCCGGCTAGGTACGAAGATCGCGACACCAAGTACAAGTATGTTGTACACGCAGAAGCAAACGCGCTCATGAACGCGAACAACAGCGTGCGGGGTTGTACGGCGTACATCTGGCCCGTGCCCCCATGCGCAGAATGTACAAAGCTACTTATACAATCGGGTATCAGCAGGGTGGTTTCCCCGGTACCATCCGAGGCGTTTCACGAGCGTTGGAAAGATTCGATTAGTACCGCTACGGAAATGCTGGCCGAAGCCGGTATCGATGATACATGGATAGAAGAAGGTTATGGATATGACGACACAGACGAAGCATCAGGATGTTGACCTTAACCCGGATGACATGAAGTTTATCCTGCGCAACTACGGCCCCATGACCGCCAAACAGATTGGGGATAAGATTGGACGCAGTACCGACTTTGTGCGTCGGTTTGTTAAGCGTTACGACGAAGGACGAGGGGCAAGATGAACCATACCTGCCGCGACAAAGCCGAACGAGTTGACACGCTGGAACGTGAGATCGATGCGCTTGAAGAAATTATCGAACGCATGCGGACTGAACTTGATCGTGTGCGGCGGGATGTTGAGCGTATAGACAATAAGCCTAACGAAACACCGTTTTTCGGAGATCGATAATGGAACAGCTAAAAATGTTTGAGAGTGCGCCCCAAGATCCAGATACATATCTGGATGGGGTTAAGGTGCTGTTGGCTCGCATGGACACTAACCCTGAAGAGTTTTCGACAACCGATGGTAAGTGGTCAGGCATTCTGCGGGAATTAGTTAACGCTGAAGTCAAAGGAGCAGGCCCTGAATCCCTGCGCGCTCTTAGTGCCGGGGAGCGGAACGCGATTCTAGAAAAGTATCAGGAAATCATCCGCACGAACTTCACGTCTAGGGTGCTTAAGACGCTATCCATGCAGGATGATATGTCCCAGCGTATCGACCAACGGCTAGGCGCTGCTCAAGCGAAGATGAAGAATGATATGCAGCGGATGCTTAATGAGTCTTTCGATAACGCGTACGACAACTATAAAGGTCAAGCCGATTGGCGTGGTATGTATCAAGACCAGTACATGCAGCAAGCAAAGTCTCTTGATCTGCTTAAGTACAAGGCGAAAGACCGCTACTCTTTCAGTAAGTCCCTGAAGGACTTTTTTGCTCTATGAACATTGTCACCATCGACTTTGAAACGTATTACGACCGGGAGTTTTCCCTGTCCAAGATGACTACCGAGGAGTACGTACGGGATGACCGGTTCGAAGTGATCGGCATGGGGCTTAAGCTGTATGGTGTTCCGGCAGCTTACTTTGTCCCCAAGGATATTCCCGAAGTGCTTGCCAGTATAGATTGGAGCACGACGGCGGTGCTTTGCCACAACACGATGTTCGATGGTGCTATCCTTTCGTGGAAGTATGGGATCAACCCGAAGGTCTGGCTGGATACCTTGTGCATGGCGCGAGCCATTCACGGAGTCGATGCTGGCGGTAGCCTTAAGGCGCTGGCAGAGCGGTATAAGTTGGGGGTGAAAGGCAATGAAGTCGTTAATGCTCTGGGTAAGAGATTTGCTGACTTTGATGCTAGTGCTCTTGCTAGTTACGCCGCCTATTGTTGTAATGATGTGGAGCTTACTTACGATCTATTTAACGTCCTCGTTGCTAAGTTTCCTAAGCAAGAACTTAAGGTTATTGACGCAACACTAAGGATGTTCATCGATCCTACGCTCCACCTTAATTTACCCCTGCTAGAATCGCACCTTGAAGATGTTAAGGACAAGAAGGCTGCCCTGCTAGCGGCTACCGGTGCAGACAAAGACGCGATCATGAGCAACGACCAGTTCGCCATGTTGCTTGTGAAGCTAGGGGTGGATCCGCCGCAGAAGATTAGTGCTCGCACGGGTAAGGAAGCGTGGGCATTTGCCAAGACGGACGAGGACTTCAAGGCGCTTCTGGAGCATCCTGATCCCCGAGTACAGACATTGGTTAGTGCGCGGCTTGGGGTCAAGACTACGCTAGAGGAAACCCGCACCCAGCGGTTCATCGACATTTCCAAGCGTGGTCGGCTACCTGTTCCGATCAAGTATTACGCTGCGCACACGGGTCGTTGGGGTGGTGACGATAAGATTAACCTACAAAACCTTCCGTCACGAGGAGCACACGGCGGCAAGTTGAAGCGTGCTATTACCCCTCCCGAGGGGTACGTGATCATCGACTCCGACTCTAGCCAGATCGAAGCGCGTACCGTGGCGTGGCTTGCTGGGCAGGATGATCTTGTCGAAGCGTTTGACCGGGGCGAGGATGTGTACAGGATCATGGCCTCCGCTATTTACGACAAGCCGGTAGGGGACATTACCGATTCGGAAAGGTTTGTAGGAAAGACAACGATCCTTGGTGCTGGCTACGGGATGGGTGCCGAGAAGTTCCAAGCCCAGCTAAAAACGTTTGGCGTAGACATGGATACCGATGAGTGCAAGCGCATCATCAAGGTGTATCGGGAAACCTACCCCAAGATCCCGGCGCTCTGGCGGCAGGGGCAGAAGTGCCTTGAAGCTATCCTGTCCGGGGAAGTCGTGGATTTCGGTGCGGTCGATGCCGTGAAGTTCGATCCCGAGGAGGGTGGCTTCCTGCTGCCTAGCGGGTTGTGGCAGCGGTACGACGGACTTAGTAAGCGTATTACGGATACGGGATCCGAGTTTTCATATAAGACTCGCAAAGGATCAACGAAGATCTACGGTGGCAAGGTGGTGGAGAACATCTGTCAAGCCGTTGCCCGTTGCGTGATTGCCGAGCAAATGCTTAAAATTGCCAAGAAGTACCGGGTGGTACTTACCGTGCACGATGCCGTTGTTTGCCTAGCACGTGAGGGTGACACGGATGCTGCAGCGGATTACGTAATGGAGTGTATGCGCTGGCGTCCCGAATGGGCTAGCACGTTGCCCCTTAACTGCGAACTTAAGATCGGTAGTTGCTACGGATCCAAGGATAAGGGAGTACGGAAATAACTATTCATAGCTACACTTGGTCGTATTCGTCACTTGGGCTGTACCAGCAATGTCCGCACAAGTATTACCGCATCCGAATTAGTAAGGATGTAGTCGAACCGCCAACCGCAGCAATCCGCTACGGGCTGATGATGCACAAGGCTGCCGAAGACTATATCGGCGAAGGCATCGACCTGCCACCTACGCTAGAGTATCTGCGCCCCGCGTTGGATAAGCTGGCGGCATACCCCGGCGATAAGTATTGCGAGTACAAGATGGCACTAACCCGCAATCTTGAACCATGCGACTTTGACTCGCCCGATGCTTGGTGGCGTGGTATTGCCGACCTGCTAATCATCAATGATGACATGGCACGGATCGTTGACTACAAGACTGGTAAGTCCGCTAAGTACGCAGATACCAAGCAGCTTGAGTTGTTATCCTTGGCTACGTTTAAGCACTTTCCGCAAGTCAAGCGTACCAAGTGCGCATTGTTATTCGTTGTCTCTCGTGAGTTGGTCCCCGCCAATTATCATGTGGATAACACGCAGAAGTACTGGCTCCGCTGGGTGCAGGAAACGTCCAACCTAGAAGCCTCGTTCAAAGCCGGCGTGTGGAATGCACGTCCTAATTTTACTTGTAGCAAATGGTGTCCCGTAAAGGACTGTATACATAACGGAAGGAATTAATCATGGCAAAGGCCCGTAACTACCGGCGAGAGTACGACGAGTACCAAGGCACGCCGGAACAGATCAAGAATCGCGCCAAGCGTAACTCTGCCCGTGCGAAGATGGTAAAAGCGGGTCGTGCCTCCAAGGGCGACGGTAAGGATGTTGACCACAAGATTCCCCTGAGCAAAGGCGGTTCTGCCGGCAAGTCGAATCTTAGAGTTGTTGACAAACACAAAAATCGCGCGTTCAAGCGGCGCAGCGACCACAAACCTGCTTGACGGGTAGCGTGCCCTGCGCTAGATTCAGGGGTGACGGCGTTGATTGCATTGTCGTTCTGTTGTTCATCGCCAAGGTAAGAGTGGCGTAAAACCTTATCAGTTAAGGTTCGGGTTCCTTGGTAAGTCGATGTAATCATTGACTTATTTGATATAACTCCCCGAATGACTTAGCCGACTAACCCCCGTAAGGGGTTACCAAACTGAAAGTGAAAATGTCACTTTCGGTCTAATTCCTATTGGAGCAGATGTGCAGATCATTAATAACAAAGCGTTGTTGCTTAAAGTGCAACACCCCGAGCGGATCACAACGGTAATACCGCGATCCAAGCAGCTTGGTCCCAACGACGTGCTGGTCAAGTGGGGGCTGGAAGAAGCACAGATCCTAAAGAACTTGCAGATGAAGAATGTCCCGTCTCCCATTTTGGGAGAGTACGAATGGACGGGAATGTACAAGCCGTTTGAGCATCAAAAAACAACATCGGCGTTCTTGACGTTGCACCGTAGGGCATTTTGTTTTAACGAGCAGGGAACGGGTAAGACTTCATCCGTGATCTGGGCTGCGGATTACCTGATGAACATCGGGCGTATCAAGCGGGTACTGGTGCTCTGCCCCCTATCGATCATGCAGTCGGCGTGGGAGAACGACCTGTTCAAGTTTGCCATCCATCGATCCTGCGCGATTGCGCACAGCCATTCCAAGGATAAGCGGGTCGCAGCTATCCAGAGTGGCGCAGAGTTTGTCATATGTAACTTCGACGGATTGGCTGTGATCAAGGATGATGTCGCCAAGGCAGCGTTTGACCTGATCGTAGTGGACGAGGCTAACGCATATAAGAATGTGCAGACGAAACGCTGGAAGGTTCTGAACAGCGTCATCAAGCCCGATACTTGGGTATGGATGCTCACTGGTACCCCGGCAGCCCAGTCACCTACGGATGCTTACGGACTGGCTAAAATTATCAACCCGAAAAACGTACCGCGTTTCTTTGGTGAGTTTCGTGACCAGCTAATGTTTAAGGTATCCACGTTCCGGTGGGCGCAGAAGCCAAACGCATCTGTGACGGTGCATAACGCGCTGCAGCCAGCTATCCGATTTACCAAGGACGAGTGTCTAGACCTGCCGGAAATGACTTATGTCATGCGTGACATACCGCTTACCCCGCAGCAGACTAAGTACTACGACGAGATCCGCAAACGCATGGTGGCTGTTGCAGCCGGTGAGGAGATCACTACGGTTAACGCAGCAGCGCAGCTAAATAAATTGCTACAACTATCATGCGGCGCTGTGTATTCCGATACTGGCGAAATCGTTGCGTTTGACGCTGGCAGTCGCATGAACGCGTTGCTTGAAGTCATCGAGGAAGCAAGCCAGAAGGTAATTGTGTTCGCCCCGTTCCGGCATGCCATCGACATCATCGCCGAGAAACTGACCGAGGAAGGAATACCAAACTCCATTATTCACGGAGGCATAAGCGCGACTGCACGTACGGATATATTTAGGAGATTCCAAAATGATCCTAATCCTCGCGTGCTAGTGATCCAACCACAGGCTGCTGCTCACGGGGTAACGCTGCATGCCGCTAACGTGGTGGTCTGGTGGGGTCCGATTACGTCTATTGAGACTTATTTGCAGGCGAATGCCCGAGTCCATCGTGCCGGTCAGCATCACCCTTGCACCGTAGTCCACCTACAGGGTAGCGCGGTCGAGAAGCACATATACAAGATGTTGAGTCAAAAGCTGGACGTACATACAAAACTCATCGATTTGTACCGGAATTTCATCGAAGAATCCCCTTGACTGGGGTAGTGGGCAGCACTAGATTGGTCAACCCGCAGGAGAGAGTGCTATGGAAGAAGAAATGAATGCGGATACCTTGACGAAAGTGTACGTCAAGATACGTGAAAAACGCCGCGAGCTTGCTAAGCAAGATGAAGAATTGAAGAGTCAGCTTGATACGATTTCGGACAAGCTGCTGGATATCTGTAAGGCACAGGGTTTGATGACCATGCGTACCGAGCATGGAACTGTGTCTCGCAGGGTTACGAAGAACTATTGGACGAGCGACTGGGGTTCGTTCATGGATTTCGTGAAAGAGAACGAGGCGTTCTCGCTGTTACAACATCGTATCAACAATACGAACATGGCCCAGTTTCTTGAAGAAAACCCCGATCTACATCCACCGGGATTAAACGCGGATGCTAACCAGACTATTGTGATTACGAAACGCTAAGGAGCGCATGTTTATGTCGAAGGATATTACTTTGTTTGATGGCGGCTCACTGCCGACTTACCTTAAGACCCGCGAGATCGATGACATCACCAAGTCCCTTATGGGCAATGGCGGTGGTGGCGTTAAGCGCATCAGCATCAAGGGTGGTGTGTGGCGCATGATGGCTGGCGGTAAGGAGGTCGCCAAGAACGAAGAGCGTTCGATGAATGTTGTCATCGTCAATGCCGCTCCGCATAACTCCCGCACGTACTACGCAGGTACGTATTCGGAAGGCTCCGAGCCTGCTCGCCCGGAATGCTGGAGTGCCAATGGCACGACGCCGGATCCGAAGGCTTCCAACCCGCAGGCCAGCCGGTGCGTGGATTGCCCCCAGAACGTCAAGGGTTCTGGTCAGGGTGACTCGCGTGCTTGCCGCTTTAACCGCCGTCTGGCTATCGTGCTTGCGCATGATCTGGAAGGTGACGTGTACCAGCTTACCCTCCCGGCCAAGTCGATCTTTGGTGAAGGCGAGCATGGCAAGTGGCCGCTTGAGTCGTACGGCAAGTTCATTGGCAGCAAGGGTATTCCCATTACTGCGGTCGTGACCGAGGCCCGGTTCGATACGTCGCAGGCTACCCCGACGCTGACCTTCAAGCCTGTCCGCTTCCTTGAGGCGAATGAGCATGAGGTTGTCATCCGTCAGGGTGCATCTGACGCTGCTAAGCGTGCCATCACGATGACGGTCGCCGAAGCTGATTCAGTCAAGAAGCCGTCGATCACGGACCAGACCAAGGCTGCTGCGGTTAATGCTGCTATCGAGGCGGCTGCCGAGGTTTCTGAGCCGGTCAAGCGTACGTCCAAGAAGACTGAAGCCCCTACCGAGAAGGCTGATCTTTCCAAGATCCTTGAGACTTGGGACGATTGATTAGCTGACTGTTGGTAGTGCCGGTGCGGGGTGACTCGCACCGGTTTTCTTGTCTTTGGCGCGGGGATGCTTTGTGATTACAAGAACAGAATTTCTCGCGCTCGTACTTCCCCCATTGCAGGACGGGGAGCAATACTGCACGGTAGGTATCGGCAACGATACTGTTCGCCAACGATTTGTCGGCAGCATTGATGAAATTAGTCAATGTGCGGATGGGTTGGTAGCTGGAGGCTTCAATGTCTTTTTCGCTACCGCCAAGTTTGGTAATCCTGCAGACGGGCGCACGACTAAGAATGCAGTAGCACTCAAGTCGTTTTACGTTGATCTTGATTGTGGTGAAGGCAAGCAGTACCCGGATCTGGGCACAGCCCTGTCGGCACTCAAGTCTTTTTGTAAGGTAGCCAAGCTACCTAAGCCGACCGTAGTTAAGTCAGGTCTTGGTGCGCATGCATACTGGGCGCTTAGCGAAGCCATCCCACGTAGCGAGTGGTGTGCACGTGCGGAAACCCTGAAGGAACTGTGCGACGCGCATAAGTTCGAAATCGATCCGTCCGTTACTGGGGACGCTGCCCGTGTGCTGCGTGTACCCGAGACTTTGCATGTAAAGGATCCGACCAATCCGCTTAAGGTCGAGATTCTTACCATTGGTGAGACTATTCCAGTTGATATTCTGGATGAGTTTCTGCCCAAGAGTTTTAACTTTGCGGCTAGCGAACGCCCGAAGTTCCAGATGGATGCGCTGACGCTTTCCCTGATGGGGAACAAGCAGTCGCGGTTCCGTACTATTTTGGTTAAGTCTGTTGAGGGCAAGGGTTGCGCCCAGATCCTTAACGTTTTTGAGAATCAGGAAACTATTGAAGAGCCGCTGTGGCGTGCTGGCCTTAGCATTGCCGAGCGTTGCGTGGATCGTGACAAAGCTATTCACGTAATTTCGAGTAAGCACCCCGAGTATTCGGCAGAGGAAACCGAGAAGAAGGCAGCCTCCACCAAGGGTCCGTACACCTGCGAAACGTTCAAGAAGCTGAACCCGAAGCTGTGCGAAGGATGCCCCCACAAGATTACGTCGCCGATTACGTTAGGATCCGAGATCGCTGAAGCAACGGAAGAAGACAACACCGTTGTCGAGATCAACGAGATCACGAAGGAAGAGCGGCAGTACGATATCCCGAAGTTCCCGTTCCCCTACCTACGGGGTAAGACTGGTGGCGTGTATTGCCGTGTGATCGGAAAGAATGCAGAAGGTGAGGAAGAAGAAAAGGTCGAACTGGTTTACCCACACGACTTTTACGTTGTTAAGCGTATGCATGACCCCGATTTAGGCGATACGGTGCTGTTGCGTTTGCACCTACCCAAGGACGGCGTACGGGACTTCATCATGCCGCTTACTTCAACGGTATCCAAGGATAAGTGCATAGCATTGCTGGCTTATCACGGCATGGTAACGCTGAACAAACAGCAAGATGCCATGATGAACTACTTGAAGAAGTGGGTGGAGATGCTGCAGATGGAATCGAAGTCAGAGAAGGCGCACCGCCAGTTTGGTTGGACCGATGACGAGTCGAGCATCATTATCGGTGACAAGGAAATCCTTGCGGCTGATATTAAGTACAGTCCTCCGTCCTCGGCAACCCTTCCGATTGTCCCGCTGTTTAACGCCAAGGGCAGCTTCCATGCGTGGAAGGACATCATCAACTACTACGGCACGCCGGGGCAGGAGTATCGGGCATTCCCGTTCTTCCTTGGATTTGGCACCTTGCTTATGCGCTTCACGGCGCTGGACGGGTTCCTGCTTAATCTGGTTGGACGCAACTCGGGTACTGGTAAAACGACTGTTCTGCAGGCAATCAATAGTATCTACGGGCATCCAAAGCGGCTGCTGCTTAGTCCCAAGGATACGTACAACTCACGCATGCAGCGTCTGGGCGTTATGCAGAACCTTGCGGTTACGATTGACGAGATCACGAACATGCCGCCTGATCTCATGTCCCAGCAGATCTACGATGCCACGTCAGGTCGCGCCAAGAACCGCCTTAAGCAGCACGACAATGCCGAGCGTGCGAACAATACTAACTTCCAGACGGGCATGATTTCGTCGTCTAACAGATCTGTTGTGGACGCCCTGACTTCCATTAAGACGATGCCAGACGGCGAGATGAAGCGAATCATCGAGATCATCTACCCGGATTCAAACAAGGAAGATGCTACTTGGTCCCGCAACCATTTCGAACCCCTGCTTAGCAACTACGGGCATGCTATCGAACCGTACGCACAGGCTCTTGTTGGGCAGACGGAGATGGTTAAAGCCAAGCTGAGCGAGGTACGCGCCCACGTAGACCGGGCTGGAGAGATCCGCAACTCTGAACGTTTCTGGTCCCTGATGGTGTCTCTGGCAGTCACGGGCGGTGCGATTGCCAAGCAGCTTGGGCTACACGATATCCCCGTCAAGCCGGTGTTCCAGTACGGGATTGGGCTTATCCACAAGACCCGAGAAACGGCACGTGAATATTTGTTTGACGCTGACGAGTTCCTTGGTGTCTTTATGGGCACCCATTTCTCCGAGATCCTCGTGATCAACGGGAACAAGACGAACAAGGGCTTCGATCCGGGTCCGATCCGTGAGCCTCGCGGTGCGCTGACGATGCGCTATGAACCAGACACAAAGTTGTTATTCGTATCGGTCAACGCCTACCGTGCCGAGTGCAACAAGAAGCAGATGAACTTTGAAGAAAGCCTTGCCCCCTATCGTAAGGGTGGATCGCTTATCGTGCATTCCGGTAACGAGATCGTGAAGCGCAAGCGGCTATTTGCAGGGACTACTGCCAACAACAATACCCAGACTTCGTGCTTGTGGTTTGACACGACCAAGCTGGGCTTCTTTAAGGAAGAGGTTTTGCTTGATAACCATCCTGAACCAATCATTAGTGATTGAATGGGATAAGTTTAAGCCCGGAACTTCCTTTTTTATCCCGTGCCTTGATCGGGCACGGGTGCAACGCTATGTAATCCGAGAAGCGTTCCGATTGAGGATTGATAACGTTATCTGCAAGCAAGTTATCGAGAACGGGGTATATGGCTTGCGTGTTTGGCGGTGCGAACCTACAATCAGTTCGCACTCTGCTTCTCCTGTTAGAGAAGATTAGCCCCCGGCGACGGGGGCATTTTTTATTCCTCTTCTTCCTCTGGGTATGCCGCCATCACTTCCGGCATCATCCGCTTACCAATCGAGATCCCGTGCACAGACCGCACCAGCCGGTCGTTGTAACGCTTCATAGCCGCCCGAACAGCGCCGCCCGTAATCACGGAGCCGGGGTGCCTAGCGTTGAACTTTTGCACGTCATCAATCAGTTCCGAATACCCGTCGATATCCCCAGCCTCCCGAGCAGCAACCAGCTTGTCGAGAAGGGCGTTATGTGCGTCATGAACCTTCTTAACGTACCCAAGGCGCTGACTGCTCTCCTTCTGGATTTCCGCAAGGTCTGCTGGGGCAAAGCCAGCCACCTGCATTAGCGCATTGTAGGCGCTGATATCCTGCTTGATCGGAATACCATCCTTTGTCGTGGCACCCTCAATCCCGTACCGAATGCCCTTCATTACGTTGCTAGCTACCTTTGGCAAAATAGTCTCGATGCCACGCTCCACCCTTCCGTTCTGGAAGTGGTCATAAGCACGACCAAGATCCCGTCCATAACTAAACGTCGGGCCAAGAGCCTGTTCGGTTGCAAACGTCAGGAACCCAACGTCCGAGCGACGCTTCTCATCGTCTCGCCACATCATATTGTCCCAACCCGCACGATCCGAAAGATTCAGGTTCAGGAAGTAATTGACCGGACCCTTGTACGCAAGGGAGCCAACCGCCTGCTTCAGAGTTTCGGTGGCGTCGAAAGTCTCATCATCCCCGAGCGTACCGTTCACAAGCTGGGCAAGTTGTTCACCCCAACCCACCATCGGCATGCCCTGCACACCGGCAAACAACCCAGCCATACCAAAGAACCCAAGCATCTGCATTAGCGCAGCCTTGCGAACTTCTGGAGGCTGATCCGCCGTCATCTGCCGAAACGTACGAGCCAGCAGCCAGTTACGGTTCATAGCAAACTTCTTGAACGTCATGACCGTACGGCCAAGGGCGTTGTGCGTAATGTTTGCATTAGTCTCGGGGAACACCGAACCCAGCGCATTGTACAGATCCTGCTTGGCAGCCTTGTAAGCCGCTTCGTGCAGTTCTTCACCCTTGAACTTATTGGCAAGCTTTTGCTTGTACAGATCGTAACCAGCCATAAGGGCAACTTCGCGGTTGAACTTGTCAGCCGTACCCATCATGGCATTCATAACGCGATCCACACGGGCCTTGATTCCGAGGTACCGATCCGTGCCGGAAGTTTTAAACTCCGCCATATCCTGCGCACGATGCTCGCCCAGCGCACCGTCTTCCAATCCACGCTTGAGAACGCGAGCCACATCTTCAGGCAGGCGACTTCCCCCGTGGAAATGGCTGTTAAAGAAATGTCCACTAGCCTTCATAACGGCACTAGCGGCAGTACCGAAACCACTAATACGGCTAAGCATCGGGTACACGACGGTCGGCAAGTCCGTAGCAGCAACCACCGCCGAGGACAAGTTACCACCGAGGTAGTTCACGTAACCCGCGTACTGGGCAGCCACCGCCAACTTGTTGTACTGCGGATCAAGCATCAACTGGTGCGAACGCTCAACGTTATCCATCAGGTCGGCAGCGGTTTCCGGCTTAATCGCGGTCTTGTCGGCGGGGTTGTCTGTGTACTTATAGGACGCTTCGCCAACCTGCTGCCGGATATCCCGCATAACCGATTCAAGTTCATGGTTGTACTTCATGTTGACGATATGCCGAGCCTGTCGGGTCGCAACATTGGCAAACGCACGCACCGGATCCTTCTCGTAACCAGCCGTACCTTCGCGCTTACGCGCCATCTGCAGGACCGACTTGTTCGGCAACAGCTTCAGGTAGGCATCGACAACCTGCTCCTTGACGGCAGGATCAACTTTAGCCTTATCAAGCGCCCGTACCACATCCCCAAAAAAGCCGGTCGGCGGGGCGCGATCAAGCATTTGCTTGAAGTTATTGTACGGAGTGATGTCCTTAGCACCATCTGCACGGGCCTCGTTTATGGCGCGGCTACGCTCATACGTAGTTTCAAACGACCGCTTAACGAACTCACCATTCTTATCTGTATACGACAGCCAATGCTCGCCATCACGGAACAGCGGCAGATAGACCTTAAGTCGCTTGTGCTTCCACTCCATTTCCAGCTTACGCCACTGGCTAGGATTCATAAGCGAGCGCAGGAACTGCAGGGTCACGCCCGATTGGTTGTAGTACGTCTCGCGCATTTCGCGGTAGACATCACGTACTTCCTTCGGAAGAGCATGGAACTGCTTGTAAAGCGTATGGTTTTTGTCCTCGGCTACCCACCCACGCTCCGCGTCTTTTGCGCCATCCCCAAGCACCTCGACCTGATATCGCGTCGTGTCGTGGAAGATGTTGTACATACGCTGCCGTTCAGCGTACGAATATTTGCGGAATATGTTGTGTGCCTTCTCGGTAGTGTCCGCAATGTAGTCGATACTCTTGCGGAATTCGGCACCCTTGCGGTTAAGGACATCGTGCCGGGTACGCAGGCCGGGAACCGCTCTCTCAAACTCGGAAGCGATCTGGTTCACCGTCATACCACTAAACACGCCACGGCGAACGGCAGGGCCGACACCAGATAGCGTCTCGCGTCCGCGTTCCATCAACTCCGCAGTAGCTTGGGGTTTGTTGTGATACTCGGAGGCGTAGACGCGCAGGGAATCCCGGTCGGCAACATTCTGCTCATTCGGAGTTCGTGAATAGCGAACTTGCGGGTCAAACGACTCCACAACCTTGGACTCGCCAGTGTGGCCGATAACAGCTTCGTGCGCTTGACGCAGTACCTGCGCGATATCGTTGTCGGAATACCCAACGCCAAACCCGTGCCGCCGCATCCAGTCGCGCACCGCAGCAACCACTCGGTTATAAATACCCTGCAGCCCACTTTCCTTAAGCGTGCCAGCTTCAGACCTATTGGCGAGTACTTCCTCTACAGCACGGGCGCGGTTAGTTTCTTCACCCAAATGACTGTACGTATCCGGATTTTCCTTGATCCAAGCATCCGCAGCCCGACGCATGTTCGGGTTTTCGTACATCTTGGAGAGGACTGTATCAAGATCAGTACCAAACTTTTGCTGTAAACCATAGTGAGCAAGGGATTCGTGGAAGACAGTACCCTTTGCAGCCTCTATGGACGGAGCGTTCTCGCTGATGACGTAGACTTTCTTGGAAGCCGGATCGTAGAACCCGCGAGTATCTTCCGGAACCATACGCAGGTTGGCAGGAAGATCTTCCGTGCTACGCACGACTTCGATCTTTGGCGGATTACGCCATCCAGCCGTAGCATCACGGACGCTATTTACAACCTGCTCGTGCGGTACAGCATTCTTTGCGCCTTCTCCACGCTGGAACAAGGAGAACTTGTCAGCAAC